CGCCTGTACCTGAGATGGAGTCGAGCACCGCTTCGCCGTTTGGGGCTGTACCAGCCGTCTGCCAGATTTCCTCGTTCGGCGCAGCCACCCAGCGGATGATTCCGCCGAAGGCGTTAAAGGCCAAGTTGAGGATGTCAGTCGGGGCGGACGCGATGGTCGGGCCTGTGGAGGCGGCCACGTACCCCTGCGAGACAGCAGCAGCGGAAAGCGGGTTCAGCTTGCTGGGAGCCACGTTGGTGGGGGTGGAGGCGTTGGTGGAGAGACGGCGGTAAGCCATCCTGTTCACCGTCGATGAAGAAGCCTCACCACCGATGAACACCTCAAGGATGCGAAGGGTGGAGGCTGTGGTCGTCCGCAGTGCGTGATAGGACGAAGAGGCAAGGGTGGCGGCGGCATCGGCATGAGCTACTGGAGTCCATCCGCGAGCGCCTGTGGAGTACATCGGCATGGCTAGAAGATCCTTTCCTTGTCGCGGAGTGCTGGGTCGAACAGCAACTCACCATTGGGGCCGCGAAGCAAGAAGGCACCTTGGCCATCGTACTTTTGAGCCAGTTCGATGCTCTGCATGAAGGGGTTGCACTCCGTCATACAGACCTTGTGGTCGCAAACGTAGGCGTTGCATTTGAAGCAATTCCCACGGGCGCGTTTCCGTTCGGGGTTGAGGACGACGACACGGTTGCAGTGGCAGCACGTCGCGGTGTTGAACTCGCGCGTCCCGACTTCGATGTCGGGTGCGTCGATGCCCTGAGACACCATGAGGTAGCCTTTACCGCCTCGCATTATTTCTTCCCCTTCATGAAAGCCGAGAGCCTACCGGCCCCCTTCTTCTTGAACTTGTTGAACACCGGCTTACCTGACTTGGCTCCCGCCTTCTTGGCGTCGGCCTCACCAGCCTTGGTGTACGGAAAGTGCTTGTTACCTACCTGTGGCACTGCGTTCACCCCCCATCATCCGGCGCTTTTCGGCTGCGCCCCAAGTGGACTGCACGGGGGCTTGGCCCCCGCTAGAACCCGTGGCTGAGCCGTACTCCGGCATCGGGCGGGAGCCATCGCGGCCAAGGGGGGCGGCTGGCTTCTTCATCACGCTGGAGAGGCGAGGGGGAGATGCCTGAACCCCACCACGCCCGAGCGTGTTAAGCGTGTCCACCGGAGGCTGCATGTACTGGATAGGTGGCTTGGAAGACACCGGGGGGTTGGCGTACTGCGGGGGCAGTGGCTGCCTCGGCATCGGCTGAGGTAGACGCGCATCCGGTGGAGGAGGGTTGAACGCAATTGGGTCGTTGGGCTTCAGCCACTGTCCGCCGCCCGGATCGTTTGGGAACCACGGCATCGTCGCGACCCCACCGGGATCGGGAAGCGGAGGGCCGACCGGGCCGGGCTTGGGCGGTAGCATCGGACGACCGTGTGGGGGCATCCCCCAGCGACCACCACGCCCATAGCGCGGAGGAACTCGGGGCGGCCACATGGGTCGATTCGGCATCTGCCCGACCGGGCCTGTAATGGGCCTTGGCGTAGGCGCACCCGGAGGGCCGCCACCCCACTGTGGCGGAAGCGAACCCGGAGGCGAGTACGGGGGAGGAATGTTGAGTTGATCGCCACTTGGATAGGTCATCTCTACTCCTCGTACCCGATAACGATCCTCGGGGTGGTTCCGCCGACGATGACACGAAGGCCAAGCGTCATGCGGATGCCGATGTCGAAGCGACCTTTTCCGTCGGCGGACACCCACTCAAACACCTTTAACGTGGTGCCGGAGGTGGCGTCGTAGATGTCGAGGGTGGCTGTGGTGCCGACGTTCTCGATGTGGACGAAGAGCAGGGAGCAACGACCGGTCACCTGCTGGGTGGTGCCAGAGCCAGTAAGGAGCAGATAGTTGCTCGCGACGGGATAGCTGCCCCTCGCCATTAGGGCATCTCGATGACGATGGTGACGTTCGTCCGGGTCGGGCCTGTGGTCGAGATCTGGTCGATGTCGTAGCTGACGAGGTCACCAGCAACGATGTTCCTCACCTGCGGTTCGCCGGACTCGGTATACATGCCGGAGTCGGCCACGAGAAGCGTGGGGCGTCGAGCCTGTGTGGTGTAGATGGTGGTGCCATTGATGTTCACGTCGATGATGGTCGAGGTGCCGCCGGAGCCAGCAGCCTGCGATGTGACGATGACATCGGTGATGCGCCCGTCGAACGGGACGATCCACTCCATCTTGTTGGTGCCTGTGGTGAGAGCGGCGGCGGTGTAGTGCTCAAGGACACGCCGAACCGGGAAAGACCGGCGGCTTCGGACGGTAACTGGAACGACAGCCATGTCTGACTCCTTCTAGATGAGTCTGCCTGTAAAGGGCAGCAGACAAGCGGATGCTAGAACACCATGTCGTTACTTGTAAAGCTACTCCTTGACCGGTTCCGACGGGGCCGGGGTGCCGCGCATCTGTTCCATCATCATCGGCATCATCTGGGCGATGGCCGCAGACACGGCTGCACCGATGGCAATGGGGTCAACCGGGGCCGCAACGGGCTGCTTCTGGTTGGCCATGGCCTTGCCCAGTTCAGCGCCGATGGCAACCACGCCCTTGGCCTCAGAGTGCCAGCCGGAGATGTGCGTCTGGTAGTCATCGTTGGTGACGAAGTCGCGGTTGGTGCAGCCCAACTCGCAGGCGATGCGCTTGATGGGAGAGAGGTCGGTACGGTACTTCATCACTTCCGGGATCTTGTCCCAGTTGTAAGCGTAGATCTGGGCCTTCGGCATCTCGTGGAGGCCACCGCGCTCAATCAACTGCTTGAAGCGGTAGTAGGCGTTGGCCGCACCGAGGTCGCCGTAATCCATGGAGCCGTACTGCGGCAGCGGCGTCATGTGCTTACCGTTGATCCAGCGGGCATGCTCAATCGGGGCACCCATGTCCGGGCCGACCACGATCCAGCCTTCTTCGAGGTTGGCGTTGGCGAACTTGTCGGTGTGGCGGGGGCAGTTCTTCCGCTGGCATTTGCGCCAATACTGGAGCCTCCCCGAGCGTTGCCCCTGCTGGATGCCCACATCGGCACCCCATGAGCGGTTGATGGCGTTGGAGAGGTCGTTGCTCAGCTTCTGGTCTTCAGTCGTCATTGGATAGGTCATTGCGGGCCTCCTTGTATTCGGCGGGCATGTCTTCGAGCGGAACGAAGCCGTTCTCGTAGGTGATGAACTGCTCCTTGTACTCCTTGGTTTCATCGTCGTTCACCCACACGAGCGGACGGATGAAATACACCCGCGCGATCATGGTGATGGTGTCGGTGCCAAGAAGATCCCCGACCGCCTGCGCCCCAGACTTGTTCGTCTGGAAGATGTTCTTCGGGTTCTGAAGCAAGATGTTCGCTTCAGCAAGCGAGGCCGAGTGGACTGTGGATACGTGGTACGTGGGCTGGAGCTTGTCGTAGAACCTCCACCCGCCGATGCGCTCGAACTGCTCGATGGCCTTCTTGATCTCGGGGTAGCCGTGAAGCTGCATGGCTTCGTAGCTCATGCCGAGAGGGACATCGAAGCGCACATCAACGTGGCCGATGTCGTATCCCTTGTCGGGGGCAACCGTGCCCCATGGTCGAGCGCTTTGGTGCTTTAGATGAGTCATAGATGTAAAGGGGCCATCCGTCTGGCCCCCCTCTCTTAAGTGGAGGCGTAGTCCACGGTGATCGCCCCGGTGGAGGTCGTCCACACAAAGGTAATCGTGGCCGTGGTCGTGCTGGAGATGTCCACCGGAGCGGAACCCGCAAGTTCCTTCTGGAGGTTGGCGAACTGCTGGATCTTGGTCTTGGTGATCCGGCGCGTAGCGGTCTGGGCAACCATTTCAAATTCCTCTTTCTGGTGACAGCGCGGCTGTTTCCAGCCAACTCAGGAGGGGGATGAACCCCTCCCTTGGGTGTATGACCAGCGCGGTTTAAGCGATGGTGCGGAGCAGGACAGCCCAGTCGTCACCGGGGGTGACGTTGGAGGGAGCCTCTGCGTATCGGTCTACTTCGACGTAACCGTAGACCTGATGGCCACCGATTACCCACGAGAGTTCCTTGACGATGTACTCCTGCACGATCTTCGGCTCCAGCGGCTGGATGAGCGCGATTGCGTTGCGCTTGAAGATCGCGGATTCGGACTGGTTGGCGGAAGGTGCCCGCGTCAGGTTCGTCCGAATGACAGGAGCGTTGAGCAGAGTGCCGACCGAAGCCGTCTCTACAGCACGCTTGCCGTCGCCCCGGTACATCGCGTTGATGACGATGTCCTGCTTGAGCAGACCGGCGATGGCGGCGGGACTCAGAAGCCAAGTCGTATCTTCCATGGTGTTACCACCATCAGCGAGATACTGCCACGCGCGGAGCAGGTTCTCGTAGGTGAGTTCGACACCGAGGGTGCCGACGATCTGCGAGAAGGACTGCGGCATGGCCGCGAGGTTGACTTCGAGGTTGCGCCCGAGGGCGTAGCCGATGCGCTTCTGGTACGCAGACTTGAGGTCGGTGTTCGAGAGCAGCGCAGCGATGTCCTCAAGCTGGAACCCGGCCACATCGTGCTTATCAATGACAAGCTGCTGGGTCGAGTCAATCAGCGCTTCAGGAGTCCATGCGGTGGATGCAGCCTTGGTGTTGGCAGCGAGGTTTCCAGTACGCGGGATGTTGTAGACATCCCCACCCTTTGGATTCGGCTTCCACTGGCGGAAGACGCGAGGGGTGAACTCAAAGCTGAACTCCATGGCGGGGATGACATCGTCAACCCAAGTATCGCCAATGTGTCCAGCCTCAGTGAGCAGAGTCATGTTGGCCACGGTGATTTACCCCCTATCGTGGTGCAACTGCTTGGCCGTGGACTTCCTCAGAAAGTCCGGGGACATACAAGATGCCGTCCTCGATCATCTTCACGCGCCCACCATGCGCGGCCACCGTTTCAATCCGCTTATCCACCCCCATCGCCCGGAGGTCTTCATCGGTATAGCGAACGTTTGCGCCGCCACCGACTCCACCACGGAGCGAGGTATCAGGGGTTTTCTGGAGATTCGGATTGGCCTGCCCGACTGTGCTCTGGTCTGAAGCGAGGGGGGTCTCCGGTGCCGCTTGGGCCACGGGAGCTTGCGGTTCGACCTGTACAGGGGCTGACGCGGGAGTCCGCCGAAGGGAGACTTCCCGCAATTGGAGAATGTTCGTGTTAAGCGTCTTCTGGAAGAAGTCGAACGAGGCTTTACGGGCCATCGCCGGGTCTTTGAAGCGCTCTTCGAAGAACTGGCCAGATGCGTCGTGGTCATAGAAGCCGTGGTCGCCCGTCTTGTGAACGGGACACCAACCGAAGGCGTCTTTGTATTGCTGGATGCGCCAGTCCGCCATGCCTACGTCTTTGGCTTCGTCGAGGAGGTTGTCACGAGTGTCCTCGTAATATGCCGCCTCGGTCTGCAACTCAACGTCTGGAACCGCGTCGGGATCGGGATGCATTAGGTCGGTGTAAGTCCGAGCGAACTCGGGATCACTCCGGTAACGCTGCTCGATGTCCTCGGGCTTCATAGCTAGAATGTCGCGCCGGGTAACCTCTGTCGCGAGAGAGTCGCGTTCGGCCTTCAGGCGGGCGAGTTCGGATTCGTACTCACGCCGGTTCTGGCGGCCAGCCCATTCTCGAACCTTCCTATTGAACTCGGGGTCTGCCGTGGCATGACGCCGGATGTCATCGTAGGGATTGGACTTCGAGACTTTGTAGAACCCGTCATCCACCGTCTCTGCTGAGGGCGGAGGAGCAGCCGGTTCCTCTGGTGCTGCTGGAGGCGTCTCCGGGGGAACGGACGATTCAGCTTCCGGGGCCGATTCGGTCGATTCTGGAGAGGGGGCCAGCGTTCCATCTTCCTGCATACGCGGGTGGAACTCTAGACTGATGACTGGGGTCTCGTCGGGCATTGCACTCCCTGTAAAGCGGTCTGCGGAGAGAATGCATCCTCAGGTGATACACCGTCAAGGCTAATCGCCGTTGATCACGTAGTTCCAGATGTCGTCTGGTTCGTCGCGCTCCCCGATCAACAGGATGTCTGCGTACGTGTTCTTCCGGTCGAGCCAAGCGAAGAGGCCGGGATGCTCCTCGTGCATGTCGAGGTAGGCGGGGTTGTTGGCTTTGCCCATGGTCAGGCGGATGTCGTCCACGAACGCCTTGTCCGCTGAGTTTAGCGGGCCGGTCGGAGGCAGCCCCTTCTCCTTGCGCCACATGGCGATGATGGCGTCCCCACCGAAGGAGTCAGACTTAGCCGCGATGAGCTTGCTGCGCGACTCGTCGATGTACTTCTGGATCTCCTCTTCCGTCTTCCCGGACTTGTACTTGGTCGGGTCGTGGCGCGGAGTGTCGAAGGCGTCCATCTCCTTCAGCTTCTGGATCGCCCGACTGTAC